CACCATGTCGATCTGCGTTAGCGCAGTCCCGCCACTGGTGATTGCGGCGCCGTTGATGACGTAAGAAGATGGGACGGCCAAAAACGCAACAATAGCCCGCCCATCGTTTGAGCCAAGAGCAAGCGAGCCAGATGCCGGGTCTTCGTCGCTGGTGGTGAAAATCTGATTCCAGCCGGTGCGAGAAATAGCCACGATGGCCCCTTAGATCGGCGTGCCGGGAGGCCGCCACAGTTGAACAACGCCTTGACGGGTCACGCCATCAACGCCAGCGGCGGAGGTGTTGGGGCCGTCTTGCCAGGCCAAGCAACCCAGCGCGGGCACAAATTGCCACTTCCCTTGCACCCCGAGGCGCTGCCAATCGGAATCCAGATAGGCGTTCTTAAACACCGGAGCAGCACCCGAGAAACTTTCGCGGCCCCAAGTGAATGTGCAGCTTGCAAAGTCCAAGCTAGAAGGCGTCAGCGTGTAGCAGAAGGTATCGCCAAAGCCTTCGTAGATATAGAACCTGCCAAAGCCGCCGACGACAGAGGCAGGCACCCACGCCACGCCGACAAGAACACCACCCTTCGGGAAGTTGTACGTTGCAATCGGCAGACGGGCCTGAAAGTCGGCCCGCTCTTGGTCGATCAAGTTGCCAGAGCCGTTGACGGTGTAGACCTGAACGCCAACCTGTCTAGACGGAGCAACGGCCGGGATGCTGTTGGCGTTGGTCGGGTAGATCGCTACCATTGCCGCAGCCTCTGGCACATAAACCCATGTGCTGTTTGCCGTCACTGTGTAGTCAGCATTGCCGCCGCTGACCTTTTGCACGGTGTGAGCCGTTACCGCATATGGGGCGGACCCACCAGAAAGCGCCAAATACTCGGCTTGGGGTACGCCGTTGTGCAAGAACCAGAGACGGTTTGCCGTGGTGTCGCGGCAAGAAATGGTTTGCGTAAAGCCCTTAAAGCCGTCTGTTTGTCCAGCATTGGCGACAGGCGCGGTTACCGCGCGAACGCCCTTTCCGGTGTGCATGTTCACAAGGTGTGGCGTGAACGTATCCACATTGCCGTTTCGCGGGTCTGCGTCGCCTCGGTCGTGGCTGTAGCTGCTGCACGGCAGCACGAGCGAGCCAAGATGCCCGCCTCCTTGCGTTGACGGGATATAGGCGTTGTGCAAATAGCTGTGATTTGCCAGCTTGATGTAACCGTCATTCCACAGGTAATCATAAAACGTAGCGTCTCGCGCTTCTGTGCTTGGGATGACGCGCGGGCCGTCTCCTGGCTTTTGCAGGTAGTTGGTGCCGGTCCAGTAGTAGTTTGCCCAGTCAAAGTTGGGCGGCAGGTTCTTGGGGAAGCCTGACACCTTCCACGCCAGCGCATCAAAGTCAAACACGTATGACACTTGCGCCAATGATGCGCCGTCCGATCCGCCGTTCAGGATCATGGCCCCACTTGCGCCGTACTCAGGCGCCCACGTTGTGCCGCTGTAGGCTTGCACAGTGTCTTGGAAGATGGTTCCGTCAGACACGGCACCAAAGCCAAGCCACCAGCGGGTTTGCAGGTTGCCCGGATGCCATCCACTAGCCCGCTCAGGGTCTACCGCGTATGCGTCGTTAAGATTGACGTTGGTAATCTGGCCAGCCGCAGAAGGAATGACGCTTGTGAAGTTCTCAAGCGCAAGCGTGCGGGTGTCGTGTGCGTTGGTCGGGCGGGTATCGCCGCCCCAAATGCCGCTGGCTCGCGTCGTCCACCATGACCAATCGGCCGAAGCCTCAAGGCGGGCCATCGCGGTAACGGCACCAGGCGCAGCCAGAGAAGCGCACGAACGCAGCGCCGTGATGGCGAACATGGTCCAAGCGGTTGCATCGTTGCTGTAGCCGCCTGCAATGGCCCCATCCGTGCGGCCACCCGTGAAGCCTTGCGTCGTGGCGTTGGCATCGTAGTAAGCGCCCCAGCTAGACCACCAAGGGCCGTTGCTCGGGTTGCGCGTCCAGTCGGGATAAACCGATTCATTGGAGCCCGGGAACAGGCTCGAATACTCAGCGCCGCCAACTGCAAAGCTCGTACTGATCCAGCGGTACAGGTGTTCCGTGCCGCCGGTCCCTCCCGCTCTGCCGACGATGGAGCGAGACACCCAATCGAAGAACGCCCGCGCCTTGATGCGCTTTGCACGGCTTGCACCAGCGCGCACCATGATGGCTTTGGCCCATGCCATCGTGAAGAAATCGTATTGCCACGCCTGATCGCCGCCCGTGGTGCCGTTGCCCTCGTGCTCGATCAGGCCGTAAGGGTTAAGGCCCTCTGGCATGTCAACGCCTGGCGCGTACAGATCATGGTAGTAATCGATGTTGTGATCGACTGAGGCGTCATATTCAGCCTTCAGTGCGTCATCGTCCGGCGTGACCGTGGCCGCGTTCACAAGGTTGCGGAAGCACCAAGCAGCCTCGCGCATCTGCATACGGGCAGGCGAACGAACCGGGCGGCAAACGTGGAATTCGGTCCCTTCACGGGTCCAAGGGGTAGACAGGAAGTTGACGCCCGCAATGTGCTGGCATTCGTCCATAAACCACCACCGGCCGCTGGTGATGTAGGCCAGCACCGGGGAACCGGGTTGGTGGCTACGCGCCCACTTGCGCTGATTGGTGACAGAGCCGCCGCCGCCCGGGTCGCCGCCGTTGTCACCGACGATGGCCGGCGTGCTGGTCTGCCCCGCGTAGTCCTCGCGGCTTGACACGTTAACGATGCTGTACGTGCTGCTTTCCGTCTCGCCGATGCGGAGCTGAATATCTGCGCGGTCACTGAAAGCCACTGCACGATTGGTGTTCTCGTCGCGGTAGTGAATCTGCAACTGACCGAAGCGGAAGGACTCGCGCAGCATCTGCGTATATCCAAGCGCGCTGCTGTCAATCAGGGCGATGGACTCCCAGCCCGGCTGCAACCCGATACTGTCAGCGCCGCCAGCAGAACCCATGTTCGTGCTGTGCATCGTGTTATCGGTGGCAAACGCTAGGTAAGGCTCGAACGTGCTGGACACACCACCAAACGCGGGGAACGCGGGCAGGTTGCGATCCACCGTGGAGAGCATCGGCGTAACAAGCCCGGTGCCCTCAAGGTAAGCGGTGTCATGCTTGGGCGTGACAGTCTTGTCAGTGCCGAGCCAGTATTCGAGGATCGAACCGTTGATGAGCGGTTGGCGGGTGTGGTGCCACACCGGCAGGGTCGTGGGTCCGTAGCGGTTGGAGCCGCCCAAGGCGAACGAGTATTCGCCAGGCTTTGCGGTCGGGCCGCTGACCATCAGATAGCCGTTTTCGATCCACGGCAGCACCGACACGTCACCCGTGGAGAAATAGCGGACTTCCATCCACGCGACAAGGTGCGGATCAGACCCGATCTGCTTGCGGTAGATCCACGTTGAGCAATACGGGCCTTCGATCCAGCGGACAAACGGAGCGTCCCAATCGGCAGCGTTGACGCCCCACGATGCAGAGCCATAGGCGCTGGTTGTGAAGCTGGCACTGATACCCGTTGCCTTGAGTTGCGCGGTCGTCAGGTTCTCGGCCAGCGGAGGGATGCCCGTGCCAATCTCAATGGCCGTGCTGGTGCCGGTTGCGGTAAAGCTGCCGCTCAGAAGGGCGATCTTCAGCGATCCATCAGGCCAACGGCTCTTAACGTCGCACTGCAAGCCCGCGATAATTTCCGCAGGCACCTGGCCTGGCTGGAAAGCATGGCCCACGCTGAAGGGATACGTTCCCGCACCAGCCGTCAGCATCGTCAGCGTTGCAAACGGCGATCCCGGAGTAATAGGCGGAGGCGGGGGAGGTGGAGGGGGCGGCGGGGGTGGAGGCGGCGGGGGAGGCGTCGGGCTCGGTGCGCTTGCCACAACGTAGCTCGTGCGCGTCTTGGTGTTGCTGCCACCCGGGCCAATGGCCGTCAGCGCAATGGTGAACGTGCCAGCCGTCAAGAACACCTTTGTCGGATTGGTGGCCGTGCTGGTTGTGCCGTCACTGAAGACCCACAAGTAAGAGTCAATCGCGCCGTAGCTTTGATTTGTCAGGACGGTCGAAAACGGCACCGTTCCGCTTGTGGGCGTGCCGATGAACTCGGCAGTGGCGCGGCAGGCAGGCCATCGCCCCACGTTACGCTGGTTTGACCAGCGGGCGCGGTGTAGGTGACGTTAAGCGGCATCAGTAGCCCCGCTCGATTTCGTAATCCTGGCCGCCACCGTCAACGCTCAGATAGAGCGGCTCGGTGTTGGTGGCCTTGATCGCAGCCATTGCCGCAGCGCAGCGCCTGCGCGTGTCTGCCGTGGTTTGCTTGCCGAAGGCTGCGGCAACGTCATCGGCCAGCGTCAGCGTCAGGGCCGTTTCATAGCCTTCGGGCAGCACCAAGGTGGTGGATGCGCTCGGGAAGCTCGCAAGCAGGGTCAGACAGTCCAGCCGGATTGTGTAAGCCGTGCTCAACGGGTAGACGTGCAACACGCCGTTGGGCGTGCTGGGCTGATACCACGCCACATCAGGCGGGCCACCAAGCACCGCTTTCTGGCCGATGGCGTCCCAATCCCTGCGTGCATACAGCGAGACGGGGTATTCCAGCCCGTTGGCGTCAATAGCCGTGGCTGACATAGCCTTGATCGGCCGAGCCGCCACAACAACGCCAGTTGGGCCAATGGTGTAGGTCTGCGCGCCGGTCATCGGCACGCTGATTTCCGTCAGCACAGGCACAGCAAGGCGCGAATTGCTCCACCTCTGCGCGATCTGGTTCAGCTTGCGCAGACACAGCGCCTGATCCTCTGCCGGAGTGGTGTCGGACGCACCTTGAACCCCGATTTCGATCAGGGCGTCAGCGATGATGGTTGCGGCGGTTGTCATAGGCTTTCTTCTGCGCTCAGTGAACGCACAAAAAAGCCCCCCGAAGGGGGCTCAGACTTAGCCGTCGGCGTGGATGCGGGTTGCCAGCATCGGGCGAACCGCCTTGTAGCCGTACAGCACATCAAGGCGGCACGGGAACGAGCGATCCGAAATGCTGAAGTCGCGCACCAGAGACACGCTGATGCCATCCACCACTTCACGGGCCGCGAAGTCCACGCCGTTAGGCATGGGCAGGTCGGCCGTGACAAAGGCAAAGGCGTCCTTGTAGAACGCCAGCGACTGCACCAGGGTTTCGTTCGCGCCAGCGCCCACCTTGACGATTGCAGCGTTGTCGGCGGGCGAGCCGCTGACGTTCTGCTTCGCGCCGCTGGTCACGATGGCCGGGCTGATCGCCAGGCTGGTGGCTGAGGTGCCGCTGTTCGCCGTGATGACGAACTGTTGCAGGTCGCTCGTGGTGGCCTTGGTTTCGGGGTGCACACGGAACACGCCAGCGAAGGTAATCACGTCGCCCACCAGGAACGTGGTCGTCCCGGTGTCCACCGTGATAGCCGCGCCGCTCTGCGTGGCACCGTTCACCAGATAGCCGGTGGTCTTTGCCGCCGTGCCGGTGGTGTGCGGAACAAGCAGCGTGTTCTCGTACATCTCAAAGCCGCTGGTCATGCCGATGATGCCGTCGCGGTACTGCTTGCTGATGTTGTCAGCCGAGTGGAACAGGCCCTTGGTGTCCTTGCGGAACTTGTTGGCGTGGTCCGGGTTCATCGTCATCGTGCGGCTTCCCATCGGGGCCAATTGCTTGGTCAGTTGGGTGGTCGCATCGGACACGCTGTTGAAGCCGAAGGCCGCAGCATCGCCGTCAACCAAGCTGTACACAGACTTGTACATGCTCAGTGCGTCGGCCTCGATGGCCGCCGCCAGCCGAGACATGGCGGGATCAATGATCCGCTCGGTGAAGTCTTCCAGCGACAGGGCCAATTCTGTGGACGTGAACGACATGTCCACACCCTTGACGGTCGAAACCGTCAGGTCCACGCTTTCCTCGCTCGTATCTTGAGTAGACATGGTGAGGCCGTCACGAACGGTGTATTCGTTCGGCAGGCGGATCTTCAGAGTCGGGCCGAACTTGCCTTTGACGGTCGCGCCGCCGTTCTTGAAGCTGTCGTCATATTGCTTGTTGCAACGGCCGACAAAGTTCAACTTCTGGTGCAGCACTGCCGCTGATGCGCGGGTCACTGCGGTGGGGGTCAGGAGAGCGTTTGCCATGATCTTCTTTCAGGTGTGGAATTACCCGCCGCGCCGCATCTTGTGGAACCGCTTGACCCACTCATCAGTGCTCAAGTTGTCCGACAAGCCGCCGTCGTCCTTTGATGCGGACTTGACCGGCGTGATGGGCTTGGGGGCGTTGGATTGCTTCGGCTCTTTCGACTTCCCGATTTCGATTTCGATTCGGGCAATGCGTCGAGCCACTTGGGTGGCCGTGAGGCCGTGGAGGTCTGCGGCAGCGTCCGGGTTGTTGCCCAGGTAGTGCAGCACTGCGGCGGGGTCGTCTGCATCAAGGATCGCTTCACCCAGCGGGGTCGGCTTTCCAATGGATGCGCCCTGAGCGATGGGGACAACCAGCGGGCCAGCTTCCTCAATCACCACATTCAGCGCCTTGTCGAAACCCTCGAAACGCTTCACGCCATCTTTGTGGACGGCGTTGCTTTTCGCGGTGTTCTCGCGGATGTTGGCAATCTCGTTAGCCAGCGCCACAGGGTCGGCCTGTCGCGCTTCGGGCTGATCACCTGCTTCGTACTGCGCAAGTCGCTGCCGTAGCTGTTCAGCTTCTTGCCGGGCCTGCTGTGCGCTGGCCTCTGCTTGATACCTCGCAGCCGTGATTCGATCAACGCGACGGTTAAGACTCTTAACGGCCTTGTCCCGAGGGTCTGCCTCTGGCTCTTGTGGCGCGTCAGTCTGTTGCGTTGCGTCTGCTTCCGGGGTGGCGACTTCCGGGGTTACTGCCTGTTCAGAAGCTGGGTTTTGCGTCTCGGCTTCAGGCGCGACGGTGGTTTCAGTTGACATTGCGCTTTCGCGTTACATGGCGTCAGTCCGCGCCAAGTCGGAGTTGCAAGAAAATGGCCCCCAAGGTTTCCCGAGGGGGCCGAAGACTTGCAGGAGAAACACCTAGGCTTCGATCAGCACCGCAGCCACAAAGGCCAGATCGAAGTCCATCATCTGCTGTTTTGCCACTCGCTCGGCCTCTATCGCCTGAGCCAGCAGCATCTGCGCCTGTAGCGCGTCCGCTTCAGCTTGGGCAACCTCTGCCAGCTTGCGGGCGCGTTCCTGTTCATTCTTCGCGCGGACAATCGCGGCAAACACGCCGTCGATGTACGCCTGCTGTGTTGCCGTCAGTCGCGGCGCTTCAACAATCTCGACCGGCTCTGCCAGCGCCTTGACTACGGCAGGCGGAACCGGCTTGGCCTTTAGCTCGTCAAGCTGCTGACGCCACTTCTCACGCCTCTTGCGCGGCTGCAAGTCCCACGCGGGCCAGCCGCCGCTGTATGTCTCAGCAACTGGCGGGGGCGCTACTTCCGCGCCGACTAGCGCCAGCAGCAGGGACATTTACAGCCCTAGTCGATATGCCACGTAGACGCGCCAGATGACGCCCGTGTAAACCGGGCAGACAACGGTGGTCGCCGTGCCAAGAACAGAAGCAGCAAGACCGGACGAGCCAAAGTCTAGCTTTACATCCTTGTCCAAGCCAATGCCCGCAGCGTCAGAGCCAAACATCAGCGCGGGCGAGCCCGGAAGGTTGGTTGTGGTCACAAGGACAGGCGCTGCCGCCGCCGTAAGCGCCGCCGTAGCGCTGCGCGTGACCTGAATGAAGTCGACCACATGCCGTAGGCCAGCAACGGCCGGGAGCGTGGCGGTTACGGCTGCGCTGGCTGCGCCTGTATTGGTTACAAACAGAGTTGCCGGGCGCAACAGAATGGCCGTGTTTAGCGCATCGTTTGCGTCCGCTGTAATCGTGATGACGCACGAACCGGAGGTGTAGGCCGAAGCCCGCACACGAAGCCTGCGCAACTGGCCGACAGGCACAGAATAGACGCGTGCGGTGTTGGCCGCGACAAGCGCATCGATCAGCAGAGGCTGCGCAGAAAGCGGGATCGTGCCGCCAGCGCTGCCCACCGCGTAGGGGTAGGCAACCACGGGGAAAAAGCCTGTTTCAGCCACATCAGACACCCCGGTAAATTCCAGCGTGCCGATGAATGACGTACTTTGAACATGGACCAGCGCATTGGACTCTCCACCCAGCGACAGCACCACTTCGGCGTTAAGCGCGCCGACAGTTCCGCTTGTGCTGCCGCGCTGAAGCACAACCTCAGCACGACCGGCCGCGTCAACGTCTTGCTTCACGCCGGAGGTTCCGCCGAC